CTATTTTAAAAAGGTCGTCTTGGATTTGTCGCTGGTGGTCTCTGTTGGCTTTTTCGGTGTCGAACTCTGGAAGGGTTTCTTTTTTGGCTTTTGTTGTGGCTTTCTTGCTTTGCTCGTTGTACTCGCCTTTTAGCTTTTTATCAATATTCTCTTTTTCCTTTTGTAGTTTACTTAATTCGTCTTTGTCGTTTTGCGTTTGACCTCCTTTTGATTGTATAGCACTTATTTTTTCTGCTAATTCCTTTTGTTTAGCAAGAAGCCCATTACGAGTGTCTATGACTTTATTACGTTCTTTTTCTGCTTCTTCTAATTGTTTGGCTTTGCTAATGATAAGCCCTAAATCGGCATCAGAAAAGTTTTCATAGCCCGTAGTGGCAAGCGGCGATAGGGTGGTTTTGCGTATATCCTGTTTTTCGCCTTCTTTTAAAAGGTTTTGGTTTTTAGCCTGCTTAGCGTTGTGCCTACGGTTGTATTCCTCAATCATCAGTTTGCGCTCTTTGGCTTGCTCATCGGCTGATAGTTCGGCTATATCATCAATGCGTTTGAGGGTAGATTGCCAAGCGTGCTGCTTGCTGGCTTTGTCTATCTGAATATTTACGGCTTGTATTTGTTCTTTGTAATTGGCTATATCTACGGGATTGGCTGCTGTTTTTAGTTTTGCTTCTAATCCATTTCGTTGTACTTTTAGACGCTCAATATAGGCTTTATCCATTTGGAGGTCTTTATTTTTCTGTGCGTTATTGACCTCTTTTAGCGCATTAGCAATGTTGCGAATGAGTTCCTCTTCGGTTTTGTACTTACTGAATATATCGGGGTATATATCTTTTAGCTTATTGAGGGCATTTAAGCGTTGTCCTTTGGCTGCATTTTCGTCTTTTACTACCTCGATGAGTTTGTCGATTTCGTTGCGTTCCTCTTGTAGTAGGTTCTTTTGGCGTTCTTGTTCTTCGTTGAAGGCTTTTTGTGCTTTTTCGGCTACGGATACTTCTTTGTTGAACAGTACCATATACGACACTAATCCGACTAAGGCGGTGGCTACCAATACATAGGGATTGGCTTTCATAGCGGCGTTGAGGGCTTTGGTGGCGGTGGTTGCTATATTGGTAGCGGTGGTTTGTATGCCTTTGGCGATAGCATCAGCACGAGCAGCTACTGCCCAGCTGCGTGTAAGGGTGATATTGACGATAACGGCAGCTCTGTATGCCCCATAGGTGGTGATGAGCCCTGCGATGATTTTGCCGAGTGTTTGGTAGTTTTCTACTAAATAGGCTACTCCGCTAATAGCTCCTGATACGACTCCCTCGCTTGCTTTGCCTATTTCGTTGAGCATTTGGTCGAAATTGTCTTGCAGGTTGGATATTTGTCCGCCTAACGACTTGCTTTGCTCTGCCATTAGGTTGAAGAACAAGCCTCCTTCGCTGGTCATATTCTTGATAACAGCTTGTACTTCGGGGAAGCCTATTTTGCCTGCGCTAACCATATCTTTGATTTCGGTTTCGCTCTTGCCTACGACTTTACTTAGTTCGGCAATGATAGGGATACCAGCATTCATAAACTGGTATAGGTCGTTGGTCATTAGCTTTCCTTGTGCTTTGACTTGCCCGTATACGTGAATGAGTTGCCCCATAGGGACACCGAGCCCTGCGGCGACATCGCCCATACGGCGAAGGGTTTCGGTTACCTCTTGTGCGGGTACTTGAAAGGCGAGCAATCGTTTTGCTCCTTCGGATACTTCTTGGAGTCCGAAGGGTGTTTTAGCGGCAAGGTCGGTGAGTTGTGCCATTAGTTCGTTGGCTTTTTCCTTGCTTTTGAGCATAGTCCCAAAAGATATTTCGAGCTGCTGAAATTCGGAGCGTACGGCTATCATTTGGCTAATGAAGGATTGCGCGCCTTGCAGGGTGAAATAGGCGGTCGCACCTTTGAGGAGAGTTTGCCATACATCGGCTTGCTTTTTGCCCTCTTCAACGGCTTTGCGTGTCATTTGCTCGAATTGCTTTTTGATTGCCTCGACATCTTTTTGTATTTGTGATTGGTCGGCTCTTACTTGGAATAATAGGGCTCCGTCTTGTGGTTGCATATTATATGGGTGTTATAGTGATAATGCGTGATTATGGGTGAATCACGCATTATTGGGTGAATTGTTTTATTCCTTTGAGAAAATCGGCATAGCTGGTGCGTGTTTCTGATTTCTGTGGGGCTTTTTTAGTATCCTTGTCATAGTCATAAGAGGGGATAACGGCACTGTAAAGCATTACATTGGCATAGCTTATTTCTTTCAGCACGTAGTTGAAGGTGAGTCCGTACTGCTTGGCGAATGAGCCTACAAGTCCCCAGATGCTGTCATTTCGGTCTCCACTTCCTTCGTCGGCTTGGTTATCATCATTCCTTTGAGGGAAGTGGTAATGACGAAAAAAGGGCGTATATCCATTTGTGCTAACATATTAAAGAATGCTGCAGATACTTCAGTAATGGGGGTGTTAATGAGTTTTTTTGCCAGCAATTCGCCTTTGGTTACATTCTTCTTTTTGCGCCAAAACTGCCATTTAGGATAGGTAACTATTTGAGTAAAATCTTTGCCTAATAAGATTACTGATATAGCCCACGCTATATTCTCATATTCTTCGGCATTGTGTATGATTGAGCCTAATATATTCCCTTCGTCAATCGTGTCGGTGGGTATTTTGCTTATGTACTTTGAAGCCCTTACGAGTGTAAAAATAGAGGGCGGAGCGACTTGATACGCTTCGCCCCCAATGGTTACCGTTGTAGGTTCTTCAAGTAGGGTTTGTGCTACTTGCTCTTCCATAGGTTACGCTACTTTTTCAATAGAAAAATATCCTTTACCACCATTGAGGATAGTGATTTCTACATCTACATTGTAGCCACTATCTGCTGTATAGTTGAGCTTACCACTTATTGAGCAGTAGAACATATCAACTTTTTCTGCTCCTGACACTTTTGGAACAATAGAAAAAGAAAACTTCTTAGTAGAGACAAAAGACTTGATGATGAGTTTATCTCCTGACTCTTCAATATCCCAAATTTCAGAAAGCAATGCCTTGTTAAGGTTTTTAACGGTACATTTTGCTTTCAGGGTAGGTTCGCTTTTCATTTGGTCGATGATTTTACCACCAATGGCTGTCCATTTGAGCTCTTTTCCTTCTTCTGTCTCAAAAGAAAAACTATCTTCTTTGACGATACCTAACGTTTTGAGTACCGTACCCATTGCTCCTCCTGCTCCTGGTGCACCAAATTTAAATTCTATTTCGCCCCAAGCGGTGGCGTTATTATCTACGTATGCCATAATACAATGATTAAATGTTAATGATTAATTGCCTACGGGTGCTACCCGTTAAATGTGTTATATCTGAATTTTACTTTTGCGTTGATGAAAAACTGCTTAATATCCGTATCCTCAAAGGTTTGTATGAGCTGATGAAGTTGTAACTTGTAGTTCTTAAGCGCTGTCTTAGACTCCTCTATAATTGGCATTAAAGCATGCTCAATAGCTTCACAACGTACAAAGTTTTTACTATACTGATTATCGTTATTTTTAACCGCAGGAACAAAAATATTGATGTTAATCACCCCCGTTTGATATTGACCGTCTAAGCCAGTAAGGAATGATATTACACAATCTTCTTTCTTTGAGTTCAACGGACGCACCCCCAATCTGTACATCTGACCATTTATAAGGGGATTTATCTTGTCCTTGAAATACTTGTAAACATCGCTTTCTATTTGTGAGGCTGTTTTTTTCATTTTCTATTTCTGATGCTGTTTTTTTCATTGCGATAATGCTTTTAATAGTTTTGGAACTTCTTTTTCGGCTAATAATTCAGCTGATGAAAGTACATTGTAGTTGCGAGCTTCTACATAGCTTGCGTACTTCATTCCTGCAACCACGACAAGTACAAACCCCTTTGGGTATTGAGATATTATTTTATTGATGAACGTTTCACCCTCTTTTTGCCCATTACCACCCGACTTTGTAAGTTTAAAACCTCCTTTTTCAATGGGTTTGCCGTCTTGTAGTACTACATAGCCTATTGAGGAACGAAGGTTGCCCGTTTGGTCTTGATAACTACCATATTCACGAGCTTCATTGATACACTTTTCACCTACAATACGAAGAATACGAACTATTTTCTCTTGGTATTTGGCTATCTTTTCTTGAAGCATACGCTCTATATCTGCTGGGGTGAATTGTGGTGTTATCATACGAATATACGGCAGTGAAAAAGGTCTTTCGAAAATCGTATTACTTGCTTTTCGAGGCGAATATTCCCCTCTATATCTACTACTTGCAAGGTTGTACCCGCTTCTATTTTTGGTGTATTTTTAGGGGCATAGACAGTAGCAGTACATTCAAATATTTGTCCGTCTACTTTGCTTATCTTTTGCCCCGCTCCTGCTATCTCATCACGACATACGCCTATTTCTTGCCACTCGATAGGGTCGCTTGGATAGATAGGTATGCCATTTTCATCAATAGTAGGGGCTTGCGATGCTTTCACCTTCAATAGGTACGGGTATATTTTCATTTCCTTGCAGTATTTAGAATAAGTGAGTAATATCTCTTACAGTGGCTTTTTCCTCCAACAAATTCACCCTACCGAGCTGCTTACAAAGCAAATTGTAAAAGGCAGTAATAGCCGATTTGTCATAAGAAAAAGATAATCCACCTTCAGAAAAGGATACTGGGCGCAATAAGAGTTCAGGAATGAGGTTGTAGAAAAACAATTTTGTCTTTCGTTCGTTCTCCTCGTTGAACTCATCAGAAAGCCCCAATCCTACTCGCTGCATTTCGGCAATGAGTAGGGTTGTGGGGTATTCTACGTTCCATAGTTTCAGTTTCTCATCTATGTACGCTTGTGCGGTCATCTTAGTACTTCGTTTTGATGATGAGTTTGCGCTTAGAGTCGTTCAATACCGGAGTAGCGAACGCTGTAGCTTTGGTAGATACTGATATAGGGTCTTGATGACCAAAAGTATTTACCAAAATGAAGTTATCCTTAATAGATTTGCTCATCACATCGGCAAAGTCCATTGTGAACTCGGTAGTAGTGGTATATTGGGTAGTACCCAGTTGAGCTGATGTAGAGAATAAGATATTTCCTTCTTCCCAACCATTAGCCACTATTACTTCTCCGTTTTTGCCCTCAAAGCTGATGAAAGACTCCCATACTTTAATAATAGGCAATCCACGTTCAGCAAGCTCGGCATTGAGTTGTTCCAAACGTACATCAGGCAAAATGGTAGTGTTGTTGATAGGAAGACCTAACACAAAAGCACGTGTGTTTTTGTTCTTCAATACCTGATTGAGGGTAGCACGGCTCATAGTGATAGTGGTATAACTATACCCTTTGCCTTTGGCTTCCTCTTGGTACTTTTCGATTTCCTCCATAGGGTTAGCATCAGCATCTGCCCATTTTTTGAGGGCATTTTGTGTTTTCACCTTGAAGTCTACCGACACATTCACCACTCCACCATTATTGGTAGTGGTAGTTTTGTATTTACCAGTAGATACAAGTTGTTTAGCCATCCACTCCATACGAGCATTGATACCGTCTATACAAAAACGAGGGTCTTCGTATATCTTTTCAATAAGCTGGTTTTTAATACCCGCATTAGTAGGGTTCGCATTTACCGCATAACGAAGTTGCTGAATGGTTAAGAGGTCTTTTTCGTTCAAATCGCGTGCGATTTCCACCTTTGGGATTTCCCCCTTGATGTTCTCCACGAACTCACGCCCTTTGCGTGGTGCTTTTGAGCCAATAGCCACGATGTCCGCCATTATTTTAGCACCATCTGCCCCTTCGATATTAGAATATCTAAGATAAGGGTTGAACACCAATGGGAAATATTCACGGTAGCGCAATTCTCCTAATGGGTAGGCTTGAATAATAGCATTCATATTAGCCTGAGAGAACTCGGTAATAATGTTGTTTGCGTTGATATTCATCTGCTTTTAATTTTTAAGTTATTAAACGAATGAGATACGAGGCAAAGCGGTGCGTAGAAATGCCACGCCTGCTT